CTGAATTGAGACAATGTGCTCATAATCAAGAGTGTTATAATGAACTTATGGCAGTACGGGATACTGTCTTAGAATATCTGAAAACACTAAGAAAATGAGCACAAATTACATATACTTTATTATATTCTTTTGTATTGCATATTTGATTCTTACCGATCAATCAGTTGCAAGAGGATTTTATATGCTCACTCAACTTGCAAGAGTACAATATGAAAAGACAAAGTGGTGGATATTACATAATCCTGCCAATCCAATTGTAAAGTATATCATGTGGAGACGCGCATATAAACTTGCCAAAGAGTTGCAGCAAGAGATAGAATTAAGAAATAAATAAACATTATTTGAATAACACACATGCTCTCTACGCAATATCGCCTTCGCCTTGAGGCAATCTGTGATAAAATCGCAATGCATGAAGAAGTAAGTTTAGAGGATATGATATGGGCAGAGAAGTTAGCAAAATCAAATCGTTCTGCTGCAACTATTCTAAGACAAGCAAGAAGACGTGCTGCTAATCCAAATATGCAAGAAGGGAGTTTGGACGACTTCATGAATGCATTAGATTTAGGTGATCCCGATCCCTCAAATCATAGAACAAATTTCAATAGTGCAGACGATATAATTGATTTCTTCACAGGCGACAAACCCGACGATTGGAGACAAAGAGATTAAATGAGTGTGAGTCATGAATGGTATAACGATACAACCAAATACCAGTATCTTGGTATTAAACTCTTCCTATGAACCATTAAACATAACCAGTTGGAAAAGAGCAATAGTTCTTCTCTTAAAAGAAAAGGCACAGATATTATCGAATAGAGTCATACGCCTTTTAAGTTATGTGAAAGTACCATTTTCTAAGATTGTTATGAACAAACCATCAAGATCAATGATCTACAAGAGAGATAATCATACTTGTCAATATTGCGAATCTACACAACGATTGACAATTGATCATGTTATTCCTAAATGTAGAGGTGGAGAAGATACATGGGAAAATCTTGTAGTAGCATGTAGTTCTTGTAATACAAAGAAAGGTAATACTCTATTAGAACAAACCAATATGAGGTTAATTCGCAAACCAAGAGCACCTTATAATAAGATGCAATTCCTATTGAATGATTGTAAGATTAAAGAATGGAAAGAATATACTATTGAACAATTATGACTAAAAATGCTTATTTTATGGTAAAAAACAATTAAATTAATTAATAAATGTATTTTTAAATATGTTTGTGTGATTTATCTCTTATAATGTTATCGTTATATTGTTAGAGAGTCTCTGAGTTCTTTAATGTCTTATAAACTTATTAATGCCTTATAAATGTCTTATAAATGCCTCAGAGTCTTGTGATCTTAGCGTGCATTGTATCACAACTCCGAAAAAATGTCAAGCGCCCCCGAAACAAAAATACACGGAGGCGGGCACATATAAAACTAGATTCATGATATCATATAACAATAACGTTATATCATTATACAACTAGATTCGCATATATCCTTCGAGATTCACAACTAGATTCACAACTAGACTCAACTAGATTCGCATCATACAACTAGATTGCCCATCTAGATTCGCATTATACAACTAGATTCATATCATTATATCAACATATCGAGATTCACACATATACAACTAGATTCATATCGAGATTCATATATACACCATGCACTTGACATTCCTTCTAGATTCATGTAACATGTACATAGTTACTTCACCTAGATCCTATGGTTTACGCACAGAAAAACAAGTATCGTATTACTCTAGAACTAGACGTGTTTCAAGACTTTAACCCACGCGATATTGATTGGGAAAAACTGTTTGAATTGGGTGGCGATGAGCGTGTGAAGGCATATATTGAAGATCTGAGTCTAGACCGTATTTGGTAACTCTATCCCAATATTAATATTTCTTCATGCTAGGAGAATTATATTCTCCTCCCAATATTCTGATTAATCTACATTAATCCTATCGATTCTCGATCATAGCGCACCGATTGCCAATATCAAGTATCATTGTGCCACTAGTTCAAGTGTCCACTAAATCGCCCACAGGGGGCAGCTGGGTGCAATGATACTCAAGTCGTCAGGGATTGCCCCATGATTCTTCTCACTGCCACCAACTACGGTTGTGTATTCACCCTGTCGCAGGAAGATAGTAACGAACTGTTCTATGCTCCAATCTATTCTGACGGTAGCGTGAATTTGAATGAATTTGCACCCGTAGATATGGAGAGTGCTGATATGGACGAAATGGAACTATTTGATATCATGAATCAATTGCGTGAAATGGAAGGACGTGTGACGGTCTGACAAGTGGCACAAGGGGGATTGATTTCTCCCCCCACTGCTGCCATACTACTTTCAGAAGCGAACCCTCCTAGCGAAACCACCGATATCGGAAAGGTCCTAGGTAAGATCCTTCACATGCTGTAGGGGAGATCAGCACCCCAACCCAAACTAATTCTTTTCATCATGTCGATCACCCTGACCGCTAACTACAAAGAAACTCTGAATGTTCAAACTGTAGAGTTCATTGAAGAGCGTCTGGAAGATAACTACGCTCTGGATGACATGTTGGAGTTCATTGATACCTACAATGAGGACGACTTCTGTAACTATTACGAGGAGTATGTTCGTTGTGGTGAAGCAATCGGATACGAGGCAGTTGATGCTCTCATTGGCGAAGTTGGTTGCATGAGTGATATTGAATGCTGTGATGAGCGTTATCAAGGTTGCTTCAATGATGAGGCAGAGTTTGCTGAATCTTTCTATGATGATATGGGTTATGATATCCCTTCTGGAATTGTAGTGGATTGGGAAGCAACTTGGGAGACTTCGTTGCGTTATGATTTCACTGCATGTAACGATGGAACTTCTTATCGTTCGATGCATATCTTCCGCGATCACTGAATCAAATGGGGGGGCACAATGCCTCCCTTTTTTTATACTTTGCAATTAATATTTCAAAGCTGCTTCAGTGTCGATAATTGTCGTCCGCAGGGCTACCTCACCCCTCATTCGCTTGTGACCCCATTCTAGCGCCTCCTGGGCGGCAGCCAGAGGGTTCGTGAGCCAGTTCCCGTACTGTCCACCATCGGTTGATTCGTGCCCTGATCGGTGCCATACTACGTTTGTTCCTGAGGGAGACACCAATGTTTGATGAAATGTGGCAAGAGATTCAAGACATGCCTGGTGAGATCTTCGATCTGGACATTCCTGAACTGAAAGAAGAAGATTTTAACCTCACGGATTACATTAACGGCGAATACGATTACTGAATCATGAACATCCTGAAAGTTTGGTATCGTCACATCACAGGATACTGGGAGAAGAAACTTCCCCACATTCCTGGGGCAAACTCTAAACAATTCTGGAACATCATCAATGGCAACTGACACTAACATGAACCGTTCTGAACTCCAAGATCAACTCATTCAGCAGATGTTGGATGACATGGATCTCAAGACAATGACGCAGCTTTGTTATGATTATCTGGATGAGGGTTATGCTAAGTATTCTGATGAAGAATTGATCACCGAGTGTGAAGAATACTACCCCGAACTGCTGGAGGGTTGATGACTAATTTCCAACACAATTTGAATGTTGAGATTGCAGAAACTCTAGAGAAGGTGCAACTCATTAATCCTGAATTGTATGGGGAATGGTATAGCAAACTGTATGCTCCCCATGGTGACATTGCCAACTGGAATGTGAGCACACTTGAAGAATTGAACCGTATCGTGGTTAAGTGACACAAACTGAGTGGCCGCGGCGGTCCAATCCCTGAACTGTCCACCAAAACCCCACAAGGGCACCGCTGACCCCCTATACTGACTTCAGTTCAAACAAACCTCATGCGTTACGAAGTTATCGTCCCCTCTGCCCCTTATGAGTCGCAGTCTGTGAGTGATGAGGGTCAGGCATACGATCTCTGTTATGATTTGGCAGAGGAATTCGGTTACGCTGAGATTCGTTTGAATGGTCATCACATTGCCGATTATGGCAATCCCGCAACCTTCCTGAACTGATTCTTTCACCTTTTCTTCACAATGGAACTGACCAAATCTTTCCCGCCTGCTGATGATCTGTTCGTGAAACTGCAGGAGGTTGATTATCAGAAACTCTATCAAGATATGAAGAGTTTTGTAATCACTGCCGCAGCATTCGTTGCTGCAATTGCTACTATTCTTTGGGAGAAAATTCAGGTTATGAAATTCCGCACCCCCGATTCTATCAGCAACTATTTCTATTTCAGTGTCAATCTGATTGGTGATAGTGAAGATGAAATCGTTGGTTTGAGTATTGGAAACCGTTACATTGGCATGTATCAGGGAACCATTCAGTGGGGAATTCTTGATGAGAATGGGGCACTCTGAGAACTGGCACACGCCCTCTTGCGATCCGCTCAATTCTCTGCCATACTAAGAGCATGAAAAACACACACCTCGAACACCCCGAAGATACCATTCTCACTGGTGATCTTTCGTGTCTTGATTGGTTCATTGCCCCTGGCACTTTGAGCGTTAAGATTGATGGTGCTCCCGCAATTGTGTGGGGAATTGATCCTGCAAACGGTGAGTTCTTTGTAGGAACGAAAGCAGTCTTTAACAAGAAAAAGATTCGCATTGCTCACTCTCATGAAGAAATTGATCAACACTATCAAGGTGAGGTTGCGTCTATTCTTCATGCTTGCTTTGATTATCTTCCTCGCACCAATACTGTCTACCAAGGTGATTTTATTGGTTTTGGCGGTAGCGATGAGTATACTCCCAACACGATTACTTACAAGTTTTCTGAGGTAGTTTCTCAGCAGATTATCATTGCCCCTCACACTTGCTACTTTGCAGAGAATGATCTGCGCGAAGCAGTTGCAATGCCTGACCGTGCGATCTGGAATGATACTGAAACTGTTAAGTTTGTGAAACCTGAAGCATACATTCTTTACAATCAAGAATCGTTTGCTGATGTGAAAGAAGTTGTGGACTTTGCCCGCCAAATGTCTACCGCTTGTGAGTTTGTTTCTGATAAGGAAGCAGCAAAGATCAAACAACAAATCAACGCCTGCATTCGTGCTGGCGAACAGGTTGCTGCTGAGGACTTTGATTGTGATCCTAACCTGATTCGCTTGTGGGCATTGGTTAAGTCTATCAAAGATGATTGTGTATACTTGTGTCGCAATTATGGTCCTGCTGCTTATGTGAACGGCAATCGTATTGACGCTGAGGGTTATGTAATGACCAATGAGTTTGGTATGTTCAAACTCGTGAATCGTGAGGTGTTCTCCTATCATAATTTCAACAGCGGACGTTTCCAGTGTGCCAACTGAGGCACTGTCCACCAGACCCATATGGGGGCACCGCTGACCCTTTATACTGATCTCAGTTCAACCGATCTACCATGTCCCGCCTGGAAATGACCTACGCTCAGATCACCGCCGCTCACCGCTACGCTTCCGATGCCCGTGAGGCGATCTGTGATCTGGCGGATCACTACTCCTGGGAAACGATCGCCCGTGAAATGATCTCCCGCATGACGGGTGATGAGGCGCTGGAGTTTGTGGAGGATTTCAACTCCCTTTATGCCGACTGAGGCACTGGCACAAGGGGGACACCGATCCCCCACCCTGACCCTTTATACTGATCTCAGTTCAGGCAACCCGCCATGAAAGTCTCCGCCATCGGCAGCAACAAAACTCAAGTCTCCCTCGCGGATGGCACTGAGGTTCTGTTCTCCTATTCCACCCCTGTCGCCGCTCTGGTGCCTGGTAAGGGTTGGATGCGGACAGAGCACAAGTGGAGCGCCACCACCACCCGCCACATCAATTCTTGGCTGGCAGAGAACGCCAGCACCTATGCTGAGGTTCAGGTTGTGCCACAATGGGATCTGGATCAATTGGTGGCATTCTAACCTGAACAATGGGAATGGCAGCGCCCAAAAAAGACTCCGCCAAACATTAACTTTTTTTGATCAAATGTCCCGCGAACTGGCTCTTTCCCTTCTGCGTCAAGGTAACAACGGATCCGACATTCTCCAGATTCTGGAAACTATCACCAGCGACATTGAACAGGAGAACATCAACGATTGTGCCGCACATTATGCTTCAATCAGTGCCCCTACTTTGACCGCGATTCAATTCTGATCTGACATTAATTTTATAAGTACAATGCGAGCAATTCTCCCTTCAATGTTTGCAATCTTCTGCATTGCAATTGCCTCCACTTTTGTACAGTCTGCCACTGCCACAATTAATTCATATCAAGAGAAGCAGGCAGAGACAATTTGCCAAGTGTCCCCCGCCGCCTGTGGATCGCGCTCCTGACCCTGTAGAATTACAGAGTCAACCGCAAGGCAACCGATGACCTTCCCCGACCTGATCGCTGAAATCACCAACCCTGAGAATGGCACCATCTATTGGATCGAAGCGGCACACGCTGCCAAACAGCACGGTCTGTGGGATGACTTCCGCACCGACTATGGCACGACCTCTGACTTCGGCGGGGTTGACGCTGGTGAGTTCCTGGTGTGGTTGGGGTATTGACCCCTGCCCCCCTGACCCTGTAGAATTCTCAAGCAACCGACAGACGACCAATGCGCTTCCCTCTCGCCATGTGCTCTGACCTCCAGACCCGCCAGATCAAATGGATCTCCCGCGCCGATCAACTGAAGAACGGTTCCCGCCCTTCCTCCTACGTTCACTGGGGAGTGCCCGCTACCGTCATCGCCGCCCAGTACTCTGAGGCACACGCAGGGCGGGGGTGACCCCGTTTCGTGCTACAATTCACAAGTCGCCAACCGATCCCATGATCAACGCTCAAACCGCCAACCGCCTTGACCTCCTGCTGGCAGACTGCCGTGGTGAAATTTCCTACCGCCGCCTGCCCACTCGCCACGCTCGCAAGGGTGAGACCTGGCAGCGTCAATCGCAGCATGGTAGAGGGGCAGCGATCGGTAACGTTCGCGGTGGTGATTTCGGATCCACTGGCGACACCGTTGCGGGTGCTGGTAAGGGTGTGACCCTGACCCGCGTTTGTGGAATCGGTAAGGAGATGGTTCGCGATCTTGATTCTGTGGTTGCCCGTGCCAAAGCACAGTATGCCGCAGATCGCCGCTCCGCTGCCTTAGAGCGGCGTGGGGTCTGATCTTCGTTAGTGGCATGTTCGTGATGGGCAGTTGTATGGGGCGCGGTCCGCCGCCCCCGCCCCGCCGTGCCCCCCGTTATAAAAATTGTTAACTACCCTAACCTACAGAGGTGACAAAAAGCGAGAGTGTTATTATACTTAAAAAAATTTCCGGAGGGTAAAAGTGGAGAATAAACCATTTTCTGATAAAAAAATTTCCGATTATAAAACGACCCTCGGAGAGCAATTCGAGTATATTTTGCTGTGTGTAAAGGAAACCGTAAAAATACTTCTATCCCGTGAGTGAATATATAATGGGACCGACGCGAAAGCCGTTCAAATATTATTCAGATGGATAAAGTATATCACATATATGCAAAGGGTAAGTGCATATATCACAATCTCCCAAAGAACAAATTTGAGGAGACCTGGGAAATGATGCACAGAATGATTGAGGTTCTTGACGTAAAATTTAAGAAAGAAGATCTACAATATGAAGAACTTGCAATTAACAAAGAAATAATAAACGCTTCTTCTTTTTGAGGGGCCTCTTAGATTGACAAACACTAAATAAGACGATAAAATTGATTTTGAAGGTTACTAAAACTTATGGCAAAAGGATTCACTGTTAAAACGGTAGCACCTAAGACCAAGACTGAAGAGTGGGATTATGATGCTATTAGAGAAAGAATGCGAGGGAAGTCAATTGTTTTTTGTCTTCCTGGAAGAGGTTGTTCTTATACATTCCTCAAGTCATTCGTACAACTATGCTTTGATCTAGTAAAGAATGAAATGAGTATCCAGATTTCTCAGGATTACTCATCTATGGTTAATTTTGCAAGGTGTAAAGTTCTCGGCGCAAATGTTCTCCGAGGTCCAAACCAAGTTCCCTGGGATGGAAAACTACAATATGATTATCAACTATGGATTGATAATGACATTGTTTTTAACTCAGAAAAATTCTGGCAACTTTGTGACCTTGCATTTCCTGCAGAAGGTGAGGAACGTCCTATTTCTGCTGGTTGGTATGCAACTGAAGACGGGCACACAACCTCA